TAACGATACTTCCGTTCATCCTTCGGGACGCATGAAACCTAAGCATGGAACGGGGCTTAGGTATTGAGGTTTTTATTATGACTCAACTAGAACTACAAGCTCGTGTTAAAGAGCAGAAAGCTTTAGAGAGATCAGAGAAACTTAAATATCGTGGCATCACTTACTACAAATCTTACAAAAATTAATTAAATGAAAAAACTTGCACTTGTCCTAGCAACCACTCTTGCTTCTACACCTGCAATGGCTGGACCATATGTAAACGTAGAGACCAATGCTAACTACACTGGTTCAGAGTACACATCTAGATCTACTGATATACATCTAGGTTACGAAAACAATATTGGCGATCTCGCCTACTACCTTCAGGGTGGTAAAACTGTTAACGCTGCAGATGGCGTTGATGCTGAGTCTAATTGGTCTGGGAAAACAGGAGCCTCCCTTGCTGCTACGGAAAAGCTTGGTCTATATGGCGAAGTTTCTTTCGCGCAAGTAGAAGATGCTGACAACACATACGGTACAAAGTTAGGAGCTAAGTTTAGTTTCTAATATATAAAACAGGAAGAGAGGCACCTCAGAGTCGGACCTCTCTTTCATTTGGCTCTTAGCCCTGTACGCAGGATACCTATTAGCCGTCTAGACGGTGGGAAAGACCACAAAAACGATTAATCTAATTTGCGCGCAAGGGTAAATATACATTCAATACATTTTAAAGTAAAAGAAAAATGGCTAATGCTCCTACTACCGCTTTAGGTAGGATTAATAGTACAGCTTCAACTCCATTAGCACTTGGTACTAATTACGATACCAAGTATGGAACCTATCTGAAATTATTCAGTGGTGAGCTGTTTAAAGGATTCCAGCACAATACAATTGCTAGGGATCTTGTTATGAAGCGTACCCTAAAGAACGGCAAATCATTGCAGTTCATCTACACGGGACGCATGTCAAGTTCATATCATGAACCAGGTACTCCCATTTTAGGTACAGAGAACTCAATGCCTGTAGCTGAGAAGACCATCGTTATGGATGATCTTTTAATCAGTTCAGCTTTTGTTTACAACCTAGATGAGACACTTGCTCATTATGAACTTCGTGGTGAGATATCTAAGAAGATCGGCTATGCTTTAGCTGAGACATACGATAGAAATATCTTCAGAGCTATCACTCGTGGTGCTCGTAAAGCTTCTCCAATCTCTGCTACTAATAAACTAGAACCAGGTGGAACAACGATACAAGTTGGTACAGGATCTGGTGCTGCTGCTGATGCACTTGACGCAGCTAAGCTTGTAACAGCTTTCTATGATGCTGCTGCTGTTCTCGATGAGAAAGGTGTAAGCTCACAAGGTAGAGTTGCTGTTCTTAACCCACGTCAATACTATTCACTGATCCAACAGACTGGAGATAGTGGTTTGGTTAACCGTGATGCACAAGGTTCATCATTACAATCAGGTCAAGGTATTGTTGAAATAGCTGGTATTAAGATATTCAAGTCAATGAACATACCTTTCCAAGGTAAGTTTGGTACATCCGCGACTATAACTAATGCTGGTTCATTCGTTGGTGCTGATATAGCTGATGGTGGTGGAATCAATGGTGTTAATAACAACTATGGTGAAGCTGATGCCTTTGACACTTCATGTGGACTAATCTTCCAGAAGGAAGCCGCTGGTGTTGTCGAAGCAATCGGACCACAGGTTCAAGTAACATCTGGTGATGTATCCGTTATCTACCAAGGAGATGTAATATTGGGACGACTCGCTATGGGCGCCGACTATCTAAACCCTGCAGCTGCTGTTGAGTTACATACAACAAACACAGCTCCTAGTGCTTGGTAAATTGTTTTAACTATTTATATAAGAGAGTCTTTATGGCTCTCTTTTTTTTTTATATAACCTATGGCTACCACAACAACTGAACTCGATACCGAATTATCCGCAGTCAATTCTATACTGGGAGCTATCGGTCAATCCCCGATTACTACATTAGATTATACAAACCCAGAGATAGGTTTTATCTATAATATTTTAAGTGAAGTAAATAAAGATGTACAAAATGAAGGTTGGCATTTCAATAAGGAATACCACATAAAACAATCACCAGATGCTACAACAAAACATATAACCATACCTAGTACATACCTTAGAATTGATGCAACAGATGGTCATGATAAAAATCTTGATGTAGTTAGAAGAGAAGGAAAACTATATAATTTAGTAGAACATACTTATGAATTTGATGATGATATTGATATAGATGTAACTCACCTATTTGCTTTTGAAAAGATACCTCCAATATTCCAAAGATACATCATCTATAGATCAGCTGTAAGAGCTGCTACACAGCTTGTTTCTAACCCACAATTAGTACAGCTACTACAAGTACAGGAAGCACAATCTAGAGCTGCATGTATGGAATACGAATGTGATCAAGGAGATCATTCATATTTTGGTTGGCCACATGAAAGTTCATATAGATCATATCAGCCATACAATGCACTTAGAAGATAATGACAAGTATTACTCAAACTATACCTAATTATTTTAGTGGTATATCAGAGCAACCAGATGAATTAAAAACACCAGGACAATTAAAGGTAGCTAAGAATGTATTACCTGATGTTACTCAAGGTTTAATTAAAAGACCAGGAGGTAAATTAATAGGTCATGGCTTAGGTGCTTTTGATTTTGAAAATTCTCCAAATGAAAATCAATGGTTTCATTACTATAGAGATGAGAACGAACAGTATATAGGTCAGATAAAGTTAGATACTGGTGATATAAAAATGTGGAGTTGTGAGACTGGAACATCTTGTACAGTTGTCTATGACGCAGGTAAAGAAACAGTATTAAAGAACTACTTAAAGCAAGTTAGTGACGGTACAATCAAGGATTCAGATCTACAAACACTTACTCTTAATGACTATACCTACATTCTCAATAGGAATAGGATTGTTAAAATGTCTGATACAGTTGAACCTACACGTTCACCAGAGGCATTTATAGAATTAAAGAAAGTAGCTTATGCTAGTCAATATGCAGTTAACTTATTTGATGATGATGATGATGATACTGATGATACTCAAACAGTTTCGACAGTTACAAGACTATCAGTAGAAAGAATTGCTTCAAGTAATAACTACTGTACAGTATCTGGTAAGAACATGAGACTGCATAGTGCTAGAATTAATAAATCTATAGATCACTCTCCATGTGATGATTCTTGTGGTGTTGGTAGAGATGGCTTTGCTCCAAATGTAGGTACAAGAATATTTGCAATATCAGATAATGTTAGTTTAATAGATGACAATGCTGTAGGAGGTGATGTTCCTAGTGATGCTGCAGGTGGATCAGTTTTAGTTAAGGATGGTGGTTCTGGTTATAGTTCAGCTCCAACAGTAACAATAAGCGCACCTGTAACAGTTACTACTGGTAAGGAAACGTGGCAACAGAATACGCCTTATAGTGTAACTGATATAACAAAAAACGGTTCTAGATTTTATGAATGTACTACTGAAGGAACTTCAGCATCATCAGGTGATGGACCTACTGGAACAGAAACTGGGATAGCAGATGGTGGTGCAGTGTGGAAGCATGTAGGAACTCTGGCGACAGCTACTGCAACAGTTGATGGTGGAAAAGTTGTACGTGTAGAGATAACTAGTATGGGTACAGGTTATAGTTCCGCAGCTATCTCTATTACTGGAAATGCTGTAGTTGAACTAAAGACCATTACAGAAAGAAATTATAACTACGAGGTTCAAGTTACAGATAAAGACGGGGAAACTGCTAATAATAATGCTAAAAACCTATACTTTCGTTTAACAACAACTGGTCAATCAGTACCTGATACAGAAGATAATTCAGAAAGAACTGTCTACCAAGCTAGATATACTACAACACACGATCTTTTATATGGTGGTGAAGGCTGGAATGAAGGTGATTATTTTCATGTTTGGTTAAAAGATGCCTACTATAAAATCACTGTTGAAGCTGTAAGTATCGCAAAAGTTAAAGCTAACCTTGGTTTAATACGTCCTATACCTACCTCCTTTGATACTAAGACTACAGTTACTGCTGAAAGTATTCTTGCAGATATAAGAACAAATATAATAAATGATAATGATACTGGTAATAACTTTACAGAAAATGGTGTAGAACAAATAGGTAATGGACTATATATAAAAAGAAATTCAGGAGTCTCATCTGATCCATTCCAAATCAGTACCCCTGTAAGTAATTTACTAAATGTATTTACTGATTCAGTTAAAGATGTAGCTGATCTACCTAGTCAATGTAAACATGGATATGTAGTAAAGGTAGCTAATAGTGAAGCTGAAGAAGATGATTACTATGTAAAGTTTATTGGTAAACAAAAAGCAGATGGTACTTTTTTAGATGGTGAAGGTGTTTGGGAAGAGTGTCCAAAACCAGGAGTTAAAATTGAAATAAATCCAGAGACTATGCCTGTACAGTTAGTTAGGAGGCAAGATGATAGTTATGGAACACTTACTGGAACTGCTGGTGCAATATACTTTGTAGTTGAACAAATAACTTGGGAGAATCGTTTAGTTGGTGATGAGTTAACAGTACCTGAACCTTCATTTATGAAGACAAGCGATGGTGAAATCAAATCAAGCAGTAATACTTATGTAGGTACTATTAATAAGATGCTGTTCTTTAGGAACAGACTTGTCATGCTCAGTGATGAGAATGTCATTATGTCTAGACCTGGAGACTTCTTTAATTTTTGGCCAAAGTCAGCTATCACCTATACAGCTACAGATAACATTGATTTATCTTGTAGTTCTGAGTATCCAGCGATTGTCTATGATGGAATTCAAGTTAATTCAGGATTAGTTTTATTTACTAAGAATCAACAGTTTATGTTGACTACAGATAGTGATATCCTTAGTCCATTAACTGCAAAGATAAACTCTTTATCTTCTTATAATTTTAACTTCCGTACTACACCTGTTTCATTAGGTACAACCATAGCTTTCTTAGATAACGCAGGTCAGTACACTCGTTTCTGGGAAATGACTGCTGTATTAAGAGAAGGTGAACCAAACGTATTAGAACAAAGTAAAGCTATAAGTAAAAGCTTTCCTAGTGATATAAATATGATAGCTAACTCCAGAGAGAACCAAGTTATATTCTTTGGAATTAAAGGAACTAAAAAGCTATATGGATTTAGATACCATACAACAGCTGCACAACGTATTCAACAAGCTTGGTTTGAGTGGGAGTTAAGTGGTGATATACAACATATAGCAATGCTTGATGATGCATTATTTGCAATCGTTAAAACAAATAGTACATATACTATGCAACGGTTCTCGATAAGAGGATTGAGTAATTCACTAGTAGTTACAGATAATCAAAATACAACTGATGATACTACTGATGATGTTACTTATAGAGTTTATTTAGATAATAGCGTTGCTATATCATCTCGTATAAATTATAATAGTGAAACTAAAAAATCATCATTCACTAAACCAGGAGGTTTTGGTACATCGGATACAGGTTTAGTAGTTATTTCAACTGGTACAGGGTCATCAGGTAGATATACCACTGCTACTATAAACGGATCTGACATTGAACTTGATGGCGATTGGTCAAGTGAAGATGTTGTGCTTGGATATAACTACGATATGCAAGTTGAGTTTCCTACAATATATGTGCAAGCTAGTTCAAGTGGACAATTTAGATCAAAGATACATGATTCATTAGTTATCCATAGAGTCAAACTAAGCCTTGGTCCATCTGGTATATATGAAACAATTCTTCAAAGAATTGGTAAAGTTGATTACACACAACTACATGAAACTCCATTAGCTGATTCATATGGAGCAGGTAGTGTTGCTATAGAGCATATTATAAAGAAAACAGTACCGATATATGAAAAGAATACAAACCTAACTCTTACCCTTAAATCAACACACCCAACTCCTGCAACTTTACATTCAATGACGTGGCAAGGAGATTATACAAATACGTTTTATCAGAGTGTCTAAATATATTCATAATATTACGTTGGAGGCTGCTAAACAAGTAGCCTCTAACCTACGTCTAGAGGACCGTAGAGAGGTCGAAGAAGGTCATGGTATAGATTCTACAGAAGCATTGTTAGACGCAGTTCAGAAGCCCTCCTGTGTGTATTTCACAGTGCCTAACGGCAAGACTGCCGGTATGGCTGGAGTAGACCATGGAGGTCAAATATGGATGCTATGTACACCTGCTATTCATGACTATCCAATAACCTTTGCTAGGGAAGCTAGACGTTATGTAGAAAGACAACCCGATAAGTTGCTGTGGAATGTCGTTGACAAACGAAACACTGTCCATTTAAAGCTACTTAAATTCCTTGGATTCAAGTTCTTACGAGAGATTGAGTTTGGTCCAAACAAATTATCCTTTATAGAATTCGTGAGAATACATTATGGTATGGCAAGCAGCATTGGCCATAGCTAACGCAGGTTTAGGCTTCCTTGGAAAACAACAAGAACAAAGAGCCGCAAACCGAGCAGCTATCAACAATTTTAAACGACAAGAAGAAGCAAGAGAAAGAGATTGGAATCAAGCTCTTTCTATTTGGGGAGCTAGAACAACAAAATATGAACAAGATATAGATGAAGGTAATCTTGCTGCTGCACGTGGATATGAGCAAGCACAGGAAGGTTTAAATAGAACATTTGAAACTGCTATTCAAAACAATGAAAAAGCATTTATTCAATACCTTAAGAAGCATGGTCAGCAATCAGCAGCAGGTAGAACTGGTAGATCTATTGGTCGTATCAATACCTTAGATATAGCTGAACTTGAAAGGTTTGCAGGTAAACAGGCATTCGCAATGACTAGATCTCAAGAAGCATTTAAAGAGAATGTAGAAAGTATTAGAAGAGCTGCAGTGGCTAATAAGAACAATCTATTTGCCAATGTTGCCTTTGCACCAGTACCTGATGCTGCACCACCTCCACCAGTTACATCAAATAACACACTTGGATTATTAGCAGGTTTAGTCAGTGCTGGTGTTTCAGGTGTAAGTACATATAGACAGTTTGGAGGTGAAGCATTCAAATGACACAAACACCATTTCAAGGCGGTAGCTTTAAACCAGTCGATACTCCAGACTATGTACCAGCCTTACAATATAACTACGCATTAATTAATAGAGGTGATGATCGTCGTATTGCTGCCTTACGTGAGAATGATCGTAGACAAACAGAAATAGCAGGTCAACAGCTAAAAGCTCTTGGGGAATTATCTGGATCTCTTACTAAATTCTTAGTAGAACAGGAAAAGGAGAAGCAAGCCAAACAAATGGCTGAAGGGATAATGACCTATGAAAAGGAAGGTATATTTGAAAGTGATAAAGAGAGCTACGAACAAGCTGAGAAAGGTATAAAAGAACGGAATATAGAATCTACAAAACTTGCTAAACAACATGAAGAACAAGGTGGAGATTTTAGAACTTCAGAAAGATTCCGTCAGCTTTCTCGTTATCAACAATGGGGATATGTGAGAGCTTGGGTAGAAGATCAAGGTGGTAAATATACACTTCCTGATAACATCAACGATATACAAGATCCTGCTGAAAGGGATGAATTAATTAGAGAACATAAAACAGAGTTCTATAAACAATTCAAAGATGTCAATCCTGCAATTTTAAATAAGCATCTATTCCCACAAATCAGGCAAACAGAAAAAGAAAGTGAGAGAGCTTATCAAAGGAAAACTGAACAACTAATTAAGCAAGCTAGATTTGATGAATCTGAAAACTTTTTAATTAGTGGTGTATTAGCAACTACTGATGAAAATCCAGAACGAGCTACTCAAGCTGTTGTTGAGTTTGTTCAACAGAATGAAAGCTTGTATGGAGGGAAACCAAAAGCTAAACAAGCTGCTGTAGCTGTTTTAAAAAGGTTATTAGATAACGATGATATTGACGGTGAAACTGTTGATTTAATCCTTGATACACCTTTTGAAGCTGCTGACGGCTCTACTCAAACAATTAGAAAGTATTGGAGAAATCAGTTTGGTGGTTTAGAGAATTACTCTCAAGATGCAGTCCAAGCTAATGTGGTTAGAGATTTAAAAGATCAAGAAGTCGCAGGTAAAAAGAATGAACTTGAGTTCAGAGAATGGGTAGCTGAAAGACTTGAAAATGGAGAAACCATCAATGAAGCTCATTTAGACGTATGGAATAAAAAGCATGTTGAATTAACAGGTCAAGAATCTAAATATATACAAAACTTTAAAACTGCCGAAGATAGAGAAGATGACGAAGATATAGAAACCTTAAAAAAACTTAGAGTTAATAGAGGTTATTTAGTAGAGGCTGATTTAGATGGTATGTCTATGGCTGTTAAAACTACATTCATGCCACAAGTACAAGAAGATGCTCCTCTAGCTGCTAAGAATCCATATGAAAAAAGTGCTAAGAGAAGGATAACTGGTTATCTTAATCAAGCTACAAATTTAGGAGCAGGAGATAGGAATAGCGGTCTTTATGAACTAGCTTTAGATAATTCTACTTTTGACTATGAAAAACTTCGTCAAGAATATATAGCTTTAGCTATGACTCCTAAA